CACGAAGAGGAGGGTGTCGTCAGAACCGCGCAGCGTTTTATGTGTGACATTGAGAGGCTTGCGGTCCTGGGACTCCTTGCGGATCTCATCACTGTATGAGATAGTGACGATGAGCCAGGCGCTCCACTCGTAGGCACGGTAGAAGCCACCCTCCTTGAACAGGTGGATGACGTTCCACTGCGATGGATCTGAGCGCTGTCTTTCTATTTCGAGTATGTCTGCAATCTTTGCCATAGTAGTCTGATATCATGTCATTCTTTCCACCTTGCCACGGCGCACTGCTGTGCGCCTGGTCCGTGGCAAGGAGTAAAGAACGACGGTGGGGTTGTCTTTGGGTGAAGAAAGACAAGTTACTGAACCGCGCGAACCGTAAAGCCGCCCCTGCGACTGCTGTAGCTCTGCGGATTGACTTCCGAAGAATAGAAGACCAGGTAGTAGGCGTTCGTGGCGGAGTTGCAAGCCGAGGACCAGTAGTGACCGCCCGAGCCACGGTAGCTGAGCGTCGTACCATCGTAGAAGCCGGCGGCGGGGAAGAAGATAGAGTTGCCGTTAGCACGAGAGGTGAAGCGGCGACCGTTCATTCCATCCTGAGCAATCCACTCTGAGTCGCAGTTGTCATAGAGCTCCTGGAACTCAGTGCGGCGAGGCAGACGCCACTGGCCACCCATGTTGTGATGAGCCATGTCGTACTGGTCACCTACGGAGATGTCACCAGTCAGGGCATAACCATCAGTGGTCTCGTAGGTTGCCTGGGAGAAGTCGTATCCAGAACCTTCAGCATGACCGGTGATGTTACCCCATGAGAAGTACAGACCGACCTCTTCAGGACGGCTGGCACCGACGTTATGCTCACACCAGAGCAGGCCGCTGGGGAGTCCCAGATCAATGGCGCCCTGGGTGGACTGAGCCTGCTGACTCTGGATGCCTACAACATTGAACACGCTGCCGTTGAACATCATGGTGACTACGGTGTTGGCATGTACCTTGCCAGGTGCAAGGGCTACACCGTAGAGCTTCATGTCATAGGCGGTGTTACTGTTTACCTTCAGCTTGGGGCTGGTGGCGGTGAAGGCGTTACTGAAGAGCACTGATATGATAGCTCCAGGTGTGAGGATGAAGTTGCTGATGGTCACTTCTTTGGTGGCGGTAGCGCCGGCAGTGGAGCTGGTACCGTAGGCGAAGCCGAGGGTGGCCAGGTCCTCTCCGTTCTGGATGAACGGAGACAGACGGTCCAGGATAGCTTTGATCCTGACATCGTTTTCATTAAGAATTATCTCATCCATTGTGTAGATATTGTTGATTGTTATTGATTACATGACGGCACGGACAGGCAGACCTAAACGGCGCTGCTCAGTTTGCGTAAGTAAGTATTGGTTACTTCCGTATAGAATATAAGCCTCTGAAGAGTTGGAGAATCCTGATGACCAATAACTGCAAAGCGTATCCTCATACTGGATGTAGTCCATTACTGCTCTACCTGTAGTAGGAAGGAAAATACTGTTGCCATTAGCACGAGAGGTGAGTCGATATCCTGGAACTCCATCTTCAGATATCCAAACCTTATCGCAATTATTGATTAGCTCATCAAATTCAGACTTGCGTGGCAAACGCCACTGGCCACCCATATTGTGATGGGCCATATCGAAAGCGTCATTTACTGGTATGTCGCCAGCCAATGTTGCACCTGCAGAGATGGCATAGTTGTCAAATGAGAACTCGTATCCGGAATCTTTAGCGTGACCGGTGATGTTACCCCAGGAGAAGTAGAGTCCACGATCTTCTGGGCGGCTGGCACCGACGTTGTGCTCACACCAGAGCAGGCCGCTGGGAAGTGCCAGATCTACAGCTCCGGCAGTGGAGAGGCCGGCTCTGCTCTCGATCATGATCACGTTATAGACACCGGCGTTGTAACGCATGGTCACCACGGTGTTGGCGCGTACCTTGCCAGGAGCCAGTGCGCTGCCGTAGAGCTTGATGTCGGCAGGGGTATAGGAGCCCACCTGGATCTTGGGGTTGGATACAGTGAAAGCATTGACGAAGTGCACAGCGATGATGGCACCCTCAGTGCGAATGAAGTCAGGGATGCTGACCTGCTTGACGGCGATATCACCGGCAGTGGAGCAGACAGCATAGGCAAAACCGAAAGCGGACATCTTGCCTCCGTTTCCGATAAATGGATCCAGCCTTTCAAGTATTGACTTGACCTGGGCTGAAGATTGATTAAGAATTACATCTGCCATGATTATTGTCTTTTAGTTCATGATTCGTTGTCTGTCTCGTTGTCATCAGGAGTATCCGGTGTATCCGGAGTATCCGGCGTATCCGGATCGGGAGTCGGCGGATCTGGCGTGGGTGGTGTGGGGCCTGGTATCAGGCCAGTCAGATCTTGACCAGGAGCTTCGACTGCAGTGATCTGGATGGTGTTGTGGTACTTATCAGAGTTGAAGGACTCAATCTGATAGGTCTTGCCATCATAGACCAGCATTGATGAGCGGTCGATGGTGGGATTCCAGCGCATGCGGAACATGACACGGTCATAACCGTCAAGGGCTCCCTCACGCAGTGCCTTGGTACCACGGTTGAAGTCCTCGGCGGCCCAGACGGTGGTGCCGTACTTGTAGCTGCGGCCGGCGCTGTTGCGTCCGAATGAGCCCTCATTTACGTTGTCACGTACCATGATGGCCACGCGGCGGTTGAGTATTCCTGAACTGTAGGCCATTGGTCACTCCTCCTCTTGAGTTAATTTCATGTAGGGTTTCACCAGGACATCTATCCCATAGGGCACAACAGAGAGGGTAAAAGATGATGTACCAGAACGATTGGTGTAGAAATGATCTGTCAGCAAAAGTGATGCTTCCACAATCGTAGGAGGTATCTCGCCGCCACCCATTTCTTTTAATTCGGCTTCCGTACGTGAACAAATGTTCAGAATGAGAACCTCGGCAGCTGCACCCCATCTTTCAAGATTAGAGTCCTCACAGTCATATTCGATACGCGAATGTGACTTTATCATTGGTAATGTCAGCCATTTCATTGTTCATCTCCTTCTTCTCCCTCCTGGGAGTCGTTAGTGTCAGTTTTCTTGGAGGAGTCGTTGCCGGTGTTCTTGGAGGTATTGTTGTCACCACCTCCGGCGGCACGCAGCTTCTCACTGCCCAGCTCAGCCAGGTTGGTGCTCACGTAGTGCAGGTCACCGTCCTTGATATTGGGCAGGTCATACTGGCTGCGGATCTCGTTGACGGACCAGCCGGTCTCCATGTGGAGCTTGTCAATCTCAGCCTGGCCCTTGGCATCCAGACGACGCAGAGCGAGCTCGCAGACGTGGATGCGGCGGAATCCGAAGTCCTCGGCGGTGAGGAGTTTACTGTTCAGCTCATCCTCCCACTCACGGATGCGAGGCTGGATGGTACGCAGCAGGAACTCCTGCGTGGCGTGCTCCGGCATCTTATAGCTGCTGCCGGCATCCTCCATCATCATGATACGAGGGATACCCAGCACACGTGCCAGGTCACTGACCTCAAAGCCTCGCTGCTCCAGCAGCTGGAGGTCGCGGGCCGTCTGGCTGATGATCTTGGTTTCGGCCACGTTGTCAAGCATGACCACGTCATACAGACCGATGTCCTGACGTAGCTGCTTGGTGACTTTCTTGATCTCGCCCTGGTTGGCGCGGCCCAGGATACCGATGGTACCGGAGGGTGCGTCCTTCTCCTGGACCAAAATCTTATACTTGCCGCCCTTGGCCACATCCTGCAGAGCCTGCTCATCGGCGGTGGCGGCTATGCTCAGGGCCTTCATTGCGAAGCTGATGACCGGCAGGCCGTAGTACATTGACTCATCCATGATGACATTCTTGAAGTGGATGACATCACGTGATGGAACTCTGATGCAGATACCAGGGCCGTGGTCGCGGTTATAGACCAGAGTGTAGGTGTCGGACACCGGATCAAAGCCGCCACCGGTGCAGAGCCAGAGATACTGAGGATCACCGTAAGAGTCACGTTCTATCCAGACGTAGGCGTTGCCGAAGTAGATCTGGCGATAGACGATCTGCTCCTGCAGCTGACTGGCGGTCATCAGAGGATTGGGACGTACCTGCAGGAGGTAGTTGATGCGGCGGCCCACACCACGGCGGTCCTCAATGAAGTTGCCGCCCTCACCGTTCATCTTCTGCCACTGGGTGACCATCTGGCCCATAGTCTGCATCAGGAGTGACACGCCTCGGTACCAGGCTGGTACCAGAAGACTGCGGCGGCCACGCGGATGGACTACGTTGGCCTCCCAGCTCGTGCCTTTGACGTCCTGATTCTCCGGTGCGCCAGGATCAGTGGTTGACGGCACGCCAGGAGTCGGAGCTTCGCGGCGTTTAGTCCAAAAATTAAAAGAAAATCTATCCATAGTTGTTGATTATTGTCTGATTATCGGACGGAAAGGGGCTGAAGGTTTACTTGTAGAGCCATACCACCTCCTTAGCCTTGCGGGGGCAGTCATCGGCATGAATGTATCCATCGGCAATGCCGATACGGTTAAAGCCGGCCTTGATGAGTCCGAAGAGGATCTTGTAGCGTGATGCCAGATCCGGAGTCATGATATCGACAGCCTCGCCGGTAGTGTGAGCACCATCGCCGGTGCGCTTCTTAGCCAGCTCCCACTCCCTGGAGCGATAGGCCGATGTTATGATGAAGGGAACTCCTGCAGCATGACGTGCGGTGTCGAGCCGGTTGAGAGTGTGCTGCTGCATATCTTCGATAGAGCAGCTGGGGACGCAGCGTCTGAACTCCGCATCCTTGAAGTAACGTGCGGTCTTGGGCATATTATTGGGTTTTAGTGTCACTCTTTTTGCGAGTCTGCTTGACCTCGCCGTCCTCGCTGATGGTGACGCTGGTGCGCTCCTGGCACTTGGTGCGTCCGCACAGGAAAGGGCGCATGAACTCGACCATGCGGCCGTTGCGGGCCACGTCATGCTGGAGTGACCGGACGGTCTCCTCCAGCTCATCCTGGCGTTTGGTCAGGGAGTCGCGCTCCTCGCGCAGATGACGGCGGTCATCTTTCAGTTCCTGGATGTAAGACTTCTGCTCATCGCGGTCAGTCTTGATATCAGCAATGAGCTGCTGATACACATCCTGCAGCTCCTTGGCTGCACTCGCTTCATCCTTGGCTGCATTAGCCTCGGCACTGTCGGCCTCGGCCTTGGCCCTGCGGCGCTGATAGCGCCATGTCAGGAAGGATCCTAAGCCTAAAGCACTGCCAATCTCAATCAGAGTCTTGACAGCTTCATTGATATCGAATTGCATCTGATAAAGTGTAATGTCTTTACAATTCGGCCGAACCAGTGCTGGAGGTTTACTGAAAATAAAAAAGGGAGCCGTGTGGCTCCCTTGATGGTTCGTAGATAGTTGGTAGATGGGACGTAGATGAACAGTGTGTTCTATTTCCATTCTGAAGTCTTAGCCTTAAAGTTCCAGATGGGTTTGATGATATTAACAATGTCAACCGTGGGTTCTATGTCTTTACATATAACGTTTGCTGATTTATATACCATCGGTGCTTCATCCAGCGTACCCTCGCAGACCGAGGTTGTATAAATGCCTTTCATTGACTGGCGGAACTCTTCCATGCCCAGCGATTTGAAAGCCTGTGCTCTTGACATGATACGACCAGCGCCATGAGGAGCAGAACAAAGCCAATCCTGGTTACCTTTTCCAACACAAATCAGCGAGCCGTCACGCATATTCATCGGGATAATAACCTTTTCTCCACGCTTTGCAGATATAGCGCCCTTACGAATGATATTAGTTTCTATCTCGATGTAATTATGAATTGTGGTAAAACGGTCCTCGTAGCTGAGGCCGAGGGCATCGCATATAATGTCGGCCATTGTCTCGCGGTTCATTACGGCATAGTGCTGGCAGATTCGCATGTCAGCCAGATAGCCTGCAAGGTCTGCACCATCAATGTAGGCAAGATCCTTATTGATTTGCGGCTTTGTCAACTTCTTCAGTTCCTCTCCAATTTCCTTCTGGCGGCCTTCTGCTTTCAAGCGGGCAATTAGTTCTCTGCGGTACGATGAATCATCAGTGAGGTTTGCAATGGCTTTCTCCTGCCAAAAGTTGCAGACCTTCACACCGAGGTTGCGAGAGCCCGAATGGATAACGAGATACTTGCGGCCCTCGTTGTCTTCATCAAGTTCGATGAAGTGATTGCCACCTCCGAGTGTGCCAATGGAGCATAGCATGTATTTGCGGTCAATAACATGCTTGCAATTTAAACCGTCAAATATGTCAGTTTGAACGACAGGGTTTTCATGGATTGCAAAACCACTTGGGATACGCTCGGTTACAACCTGGTCAAGAACTGCGAGGTCTATGTCAACTTTACCGAGGTCGGTCACGAGCATACCACAGCCGATGTCAACGCCTACGGTGTTCGGCACAACACGGCCATCAAACTTGATGACACTGCCGATTGTGCATCCGCTACCGGCATGGCAATCTGGCATTATTCTAATTGAGCAGCCATCATACGCATCACATGTTGCTGCTTCATCTATTTGTTTTTTTGTTACTTCATCAATTATTGAAGCAAAAATCTTTACATCTTTCATTTTGTTTCTTTTTGCAAATATAACATTTAATCTTGTTGGATCTTGCCATCGGCCACGTCATAGAGGATGAGGGCGGTCAGCAGGGCCTGGATGGGATCTACCTTGCAGGAGTCCTGGTTGCTGGCTTTGACCGGTTTCTTATTCTCCATGCCGTCAGTGGACACGGCCAGCGCCACGTTGTTGAACAGCCAGAGCCACATGGGGTTGCTGGAGAACCGTATCCACGGCTCATCAGTCTGGACCATGTACGTGAACTCATCGACCACAGGGTTGTAGCTGGCAAAGTTCTGGCGTACCGGTATGATGTACTGCTTGGGATCAAGGCCGGTGGCGCTGAAGATCCAGGCGCCCAGGTCATTGACCACCTGGCGTGACTGGTACGGATCATACCCGAAGCCGGCAAAGTTGACTCCGGCGGCGGTGAGCTGCATGACGCGGGCGGTGAGCAGGCTGGGTTCAAAGACCTTGCCCTCACAGATGTGGAGCCAGCCCTGATCAATCCATTTCTCATAGAGGGGACGGATGCTGATGGCCTCAAGAGTGTCACGGCTCACCCACGCGTCAAAGTCGGCAAAGAAGCGCCAGCCCTGGTAGTTGGGGTTGGTGTTGACGGCCAGGTATGAGATGGTGTGAAGGTCGTCGCCCTGGCTGAAATCCATGCCACCAAAGACCACCCAGCCATCCGCAGCCTTGAACTCATCGATGCGATGGCCCACCTGCAGCGGCTTGATATCGGTGTCCTTGAGCCAGTCAACCTTGCGCTCTGATGCCCAGACGTTAAAGAGCTTGGCCAGCACCTCACGGCGGTAGTCCTGGTTGGTGCGGGCGCGGGAGATCTCGCGGTCATAGTAGTCAGGCTGTACGGTGATGCCCACATGCGGGTTCACCTTGCGGATCAGGTTGCGGTCTGCGTTGAGGACGGTGTCCTCATCCTGCTCCCATTCGTCCAGCTGCAGCATCACTGCAAACTGGCGGTCCATCGGATCTTTGAGTATTCCTTTCATAATCGTGAATTGTGGTTAAGGCGGCCACGCCACACCGTCTGGGGGACGGTGGCGGCATGACCGCGTACTGAAGACAAGTTACTGAACCGCGCGAACCGTAAAGCCGAGCCTGCGACTGCTGTTGTACTGCGGATTGACTTCCGAAGAAGTGAAGTCCAGGTAGTAGGCGCGCGTGGCGGAGTAGCAAGACGAGGACCAGTAGCCACCGTACGAGCCACGGTAGTAGAGCGTCGTACCATGATCCTCCTTATCAAACCAGGTATATCCGGCAGCGGGCAGGAATATGGAGTTGCCGTTCTTACCGGTGAACCGCATACCACGCAGGCCATCCTTATCCACCCACTCATGAGTGCAGTGGTCGCAGAGCTCCTTGAAGTCCTCCTTGCTGGGGATCTTCCAGCCCTTCGGGAGCGG